CCCAGAGCTCCTCAGACGCGAGTTAGACGCAAGTAGGCCTGTTGTAGTCGGTTGGCTACACAAAGGCCCTGTAGGGGCTCCTAGCGGTGGCGGACACTACTCTGTTGTTATTGGGTATCAAGACGGTGTTTGGATACATCACGACCCTAATGGTGAAGCCGATATGGTCCGTGGAGGCTATACCAATCACAGCAAAGGTAAAGAGGTGGTTTATACGCAGAAGAATTGGAACAAAAGGTGGGAAGTAGAAGGTCCAGGAACTGGGTGGGCTATTTTGATTGAGAACCCGTCCTAATTACTATGGACTTTTCAGATCCCGCTGTCCAAGCAGCCCTGTGGTCACTGTTATTTGTTCTGTCTGAACTTATCGGTGTATCCAAATTGAACGAAAACAGCCTCGTACAATTGGGGTTGAAGGCATTCCGTGTTTTGTATGGCAGCTTCTCCAAAAAAGTCTCTAAATAAGACTGAAGGTCTCGCCTCAGAAGATGATCTGTATTCTCTTCACCGTTTGGTGGCGACGAAGCTGATTGATCAACTGAATCGTGATGACGTAAAAGCTTCTGACTTGGCTAACGCCATTAAATTCCTGAAAGACCAGGGTATTACTGCTCTTAACGGTGGTGACGTTAGCGCTATCTCCGAGATGATTTCTGCTCTGCCAGAAGTCGATATCAAGAAAGTTAGAAGCTATATTGGTGCATAGGGATACAACCCTATATGTACCAAGCAAGAACCCCGGTATGGTGATTCGTTCGCCAGCTGGGGTTTTTGTGTATCTAACGCCAGATGCTGCTATGGCTAATCTTCAAGCGTTACAACGGCGAGAAGCAGTCAAGCAATGGAGACAATCAATTAAAGAAGCTTTTGGGTGTCAATGTGCCTATTGCGGTACCAAAAGCGACAAGTTAACTCTTGATCACATTCACCCCAAAACTAAAGGTGGTGAGGATCTAGCTACCAATATCGTTCCAGCTTGCAAGCAGTGCAACCACGAAAAAGGAAGCAATAACTGGAAAATGTGGTTTAAAAGTCGCCCTGACTATTGTGAGGAGCGTGAGTTTGTCATCGAACAATGGATGAACTGCCTCCTATGCCCAATCTCAATCTCTCCTTAGAGCAGTCTCTACGGGCAGAACGGATACGGCGAGAACTCCCTAACGCCTCTCGAGATGACCTCGAAAAGATGACGTATGAGTTCGTCAAGATGAATATGATCCTGCAGAATAACTTGAGTCAAGTATTCAAGTGGGCTCGAGATGCCAAGGACCAGTAAGCAAACAGAGCAGTTAATCCAAGAAGCTGTAGCCAGTTTTCCTGTTTTTGCTACTCACCTTTGGCACTACCTACGCCTTCCAAGCCCAACTCCAGTTCAATACCAGCTTGCGGACTACCTGCAGAACGGTCCTGACAGGCGGATCATCATGGCGTACAGGGGCTGCGGTAAGTCGTTCCTGACGGCTGGTTACGTCCTGTGGAGGCTACGAAGGAACCCAGACACTAAGGTGCTGGTGATCTCTGCAGCTCAAGACCGTGCAGATGCGTTCAGTGTGTTTTGCCATGACCTGCTTCGAAACTGGTTTATGGTCAAAGATCTGTTTCCAAGCGACACCCAACGGTTTTCCAAGGTTGCGTTTGATGTTTACGGAGCAAAACCAGACCAATCACCCAGCGTCCGATCAAGCGGAATCTTTGGTCAAATCACTGGAAGCCGTGCTGATCTCATCGTTGCTGATGACGTTGAAACACCCCAGTCCTGTGAAACCCAGCTGATTCGAGACAAGCTCCGGGAATCCATCAAAGAGTTTGACTCGGTAATCAAGCCTGGTGGTGAGATCGTGTTCCTTGGAACCCCTCATACCCAAGACAGCATTTACGCAAAGCTTGAACTAGCTGGTTACTCGTGCCGTATCTGGCCTGCTTTGTATCCCACGTCTAAGAAACGAAGCGCTTACTACGGAGACCGTCTAGCCCCCAAACTCCAAGCAGACCTTGATGAGGACAAAAGCCTTGCTGGACACCCTGTAGACCCCAAGCGTTTTGATTGGGAAGAATTAGAAGCCCGTCAGCTTTCCATCGGTAAATCGACGTTCAACCTTCAGTTCCTCCTTGACATCTCTCTAAGCGACGAGGAACGGTTCCCCCTCAAGCTCAAAGACCTTTGTGTGTTCCGCCTAAACCGCGAAAAAGGTCCAGACAAAGTTGTGTGGATGGCTAACGGCGATAAAGCCCTAGACCTTCCTTCTGTTGGTCTTCACGGCGATCTGTTCTACAAGCCTGCCCAGATTGGCTCTGAGTTTCTGGATTACACCGGAGTAGTACTGGCTGTTGACCCTTCTGGACGCGGCTCTGACGAGCTTGGTTACGCAGTAGTCGCCTACTTGAACGGCAACCTCTTCCTTCTCGCTAGCGGTGGACTTCGAGGCGGTTACAGCGAAGCAAATCTTAAAAAGCTGTCCCTCATCGCTAAAGAGTTCAAGGTCAAACAGATATTGGTCGAAAGCAACCTCGGCCTCGGGATGTTCTCGGAGCTTTTGAAACGCTACCTTGGCGTCATTTACCCCTGCTCTGTTGAAGAGGTCCGACACACAAAACAGAAAGAAGTCAGGATCATTGACACCCTTGAGCCTGTCTTGAATCAACACCGGTTGATGGTCGACACGGACGTAATTACTAAAGACCTCGCCTCGACTGAGTGCTATCCAAGCGAAACTCGTTCCCAGTACCAACTCTTCTTCCAGCTCACCCGTATTACTAAGGAGAAGAACAGTATCCGTCATGATGACCGGTTGGATGCTTTGGCAATGGCTGTTCAGTACTTTACGGAGTCCATGGCCCAAACAGAGAAGCAAGCTATGGACAGACGTTTAGCTGAGCAGTGGGAGCTGGAGAGAAAGTTTATCCAAGGAGATGGTGGTCTCTCTATCGATGCCCTTGGATACGCCGCAAGCCTTGAAGACCTTCAAAAGGCCTCGATGGCTTCCATAGGCGGTTGTAACTGGCTGGATTCGTAAGTCCCTCGAGGATCGCCTCTGAGGCCCCTGAAATCCTCTTTAGGGGTCAGAGTACCTAAACTGATTTAAAACGCCGTACAGAGGCTCCTAGAGGCCTCTCAGAGAGTTTTACACAACAAGATGAACAGCAAAAATCACACAGGGGCAGCAGGAGAACTTTTTGCCGCTACAAAATTCCTTGAAATGGGATTTGAGGTTTTTCGAAACACAGCGTGTTCTGGTCCCATTGATTTGATGCTGTGGCATCCAGAAACGGGAGCAGTGGCTGTTGATGTTAAATCGATACGAAATCCTTACGTCAGAGTTGATGGCACGTTTTGTTTTGGATCAAAGTGCTTGCTACGAGAAGACGGAGTGTGGCAAGTCGTCTACGTCCATGGTGAGTCTTGTTTGAGATTGCCTGAAGGGTTTCCAACCTTCCTCTAGGTGATACGCAAAGGACAGCCCTCTAAGTGGCATACGTCAAAGCAGCCCCTCTTGACAGCCGTGTTTAGAGTGTATTTATAAGTATTTAAAGAGGCCTTTTAAAAGAGGTCTTTTATTGTTGTCTTATTGATAACGTTTGTTATCGTTTTAAGAGAAGTTTTAAAAAGGTCTTTTGTTGTCTCCTCTTTAAGACCTTTAACAAACCTTTTAAAACGGTCTTAAAGGGGTTCTTCTACTGCTATCTTTAAGTGCCTCTTTAAAACCATCTAAGACCAATGAGTACTGTTGAACTAGTTACAGTCACTCCTACAGCAGAAGAATTGATTGTTTATATGGCTAGGGTTAGTAACCCAGAGAATCAAGAAACTAACAGCAATAACGAACGGTTAATTAATTACCTAATTACCCACAAGCATTGGTCTCCCTTTGAGATGGTCCATATGGTCCTAGAGATCAACACAACAAGAGCTATAGCAGCACAGATCCTTAGACACAGGTCTTTTAGCTTTCAAGAGTTTTCTCAAAGGTATGCCGATGTAAAAAGTCTTGGTTACCCAGAAATTCCTCACCTCAGAAGACAAGACCTTAAAAACAGACAGAACAGTATTGATGATCTCAGTACTGAAAAGACTCAGATGTACTACAGACGGATTAAACACCTGTTTGAAGAAACAACAGACCTGTATCGAGAAATGGTTAGTAACGGTGTAGCTAAAGAAACAGCTAGAGACATCCTTCCCCTTGCTACTCCAACTCGGATGTATATGTCTGGTTCTGTTCGTAGTTGGATTCACTACATAGATCTACGGTCTCAAAACGGGACTCAAATGGAACATATGATTATTGCTAACAAAGCCAAACAGATCTTCTGTAAAGAATTTCCTACTATTGGTAAAGCTCTTAAATGGTGTGATGGCTAGAAACGGAACTAACGCTGCGCGTAACTATCGTAAGGAATACGACAATTA